TCTGGATCCCACGCGATCACAAGGCGGTGAAATGACACTACCTTTCTTCTCATATACCAATTATGTGTCTATTCCTGATGAAGGTTGGGATGAATTAGGACAAATTTATTTGAGATCCTTGAACGATCTTAAACATGCAAATAATGCTACTGATAATGTAACTATAAGTATCTTTGCCATGGCAGAGGACTTGCACATGTCAGTGCTTACATCGCTTAGTCCTGCTTCGATTTCTCCTCAGATGGGAAAGGAAACAGAAGAGGTGAATGAGAAAGGTATTGTTTCTGGACCAGCGACAACTATTGCTAAAATCGCAAATTCGTTATCAATGATACCTGCAATCAAACCATTTGCTATGGCCACTGCTATGGCAGCAACTGCAACAGCATCCATTGCTAAGTTGTTTGGTTTTGCTCGTCCATCTGAAACGAAGAGTCCGGAATCATTTCGTCCATTGGCAAATGCCTCGCTTGCTGTTACTAACACAGGTGATACGTGCCATAAAATGACGGTTGATTCAAATCAAGAGTTGACAATAGACCCGAGAATATCAGGCATTGGTTCGCAAGATGATATGGTAATTTCTTCCATAGCTTCAAGAGAATCATACGTCACATCGTTCACTTGGTCAAATTCTGCTGCACCAGAGTCATTGCTCTGGAATACAGCTGTTTCACCCGTCACATGGGCTGTCGGTTCATCTGGAAGTTTCAACTTCCCAGCTTGCGCTATGGCAGCTTTACCCTTTCAGTATTGGAAGGGAACGCTCAAATACAGATTTCAATTTGTGTGCTCAGCTTACCACAAAGGTAGGGTCCGTTTTTCATATGATCCAAATTACCAGAGTAGTTTAGAGTATAACACGAATTTTCTGCGCGTCATTGATTTAGCTGAAACAAATGACTACACCATCACTGTATCAAATGGTCAAGTTGTTTCGTTGTTGGATCACGCTGTACCGGGAATTGATCCTATTTCAGATGTGTATTCAAACACAGCTTTACCAGCAGCTCCTGCTGGCAATGGTGTGCTCACTGTATCTGTTGTTAATGAGCTTACAACTCCGAATTCCACCGTGAATAATGACATTGAAGTAAATGTTTTCATCTCTGCCGGAGATGACTTTGAGGTGTTTGTTCCTGCTAACGATTTCAATCGTTTTGTAGTTAAGCCTCAAAGTGGTAACATGTCTGTACCAGATGCGGACTTGACAGCCAACGCGTCTGCTCCAATTCAAACGGATGAGAAAAATGTTGGTCCGGAGTTTTATGACCAACCACAACTAAATAGTGTGTATACAGGAGAAGCGATCGCATCTTTTAGACAAATGTTGAAGAGATATGGTTTCTGGATGGGTCTTGGTGACTTAGGTTCCAAACTCGTCTACGGACGTAGATCACAATTTCCTTATTTGAGAGGTAATGTAGCAAATGCAGTCAATTCGACGCTAGCTCCAGGTCCTTACAATTATTGCAACACATTGTTACTGCACTGGGTAGTTCTCGCATTTAGCGGTTATCGCGGATCTATTAGATACAAGATGCTGCCTATCCAGATTGGTGATGAAAGGGATAGTATAGATTTCCTCATCAATAGAAGCGAAATAAGTCCATTGGACCCATTGTATAGTGATGGTACCACGGCGTCTTTGACTTTTGGGTCAAATGTGGACGCAACGGTTATTGGAATGCCAGGAGCAGATCCAACATTACCAACAACATGGTTCGATGGCACAACTGGTGTTGCTTACCAGAATGGTAGAGTTAACCAGGCTTGTGAATTTGAAGTACCTTATTACAGTCGCTTCAGGTTTACCCCTGGAAAACAAGAGTCTCATACAGGTGCCGCTATTTTTGATGGTGCTTGGGACTATCGTATGCAAATGAAAACCAATTCAAATGCTACGATCCAAATTTTCTGTGCGGCAGGAGAAGATTTTCAAACTTTCTTTTTCACAGGATTGCCTCCATTGTACTTTGAGGCAACTGCACCACCTTAATCCCGCTAGGCGACCGGCGGTCACGTGTTAATGAACACGTAAGAGGTCCACTTATTAGAACCCTACATGGTTTTTAGTCTGTGGACC